TTGACTTCCTGTCCAGGCTTTAACACAACATTAGGATTAATGCTGGAAAAGTTCCTGAGCACAGATAAAGTATCATTTGAAATACTTACTGTCATACTGTTTCTCCTGTTTTAGATATTATATTATAACACAGTTTCATAAAAATGTACACTATTTATTTACTCTATCGTGTTCATTTAATGCAAGTAAAGCATAATGCAATACCTTCATTAAGTCTTTTCGATGATCACTAGGACCACCTTTCTGACCGTATCGAGCATTATACTTATCAACATTGCCTAAGAAAAACCCTAGGCCATGACCTCGATCGACAATCACCTCAGAGGATTGGAATCCTCCTTGGCAATAGTGACCCTCATATGTAGAGTCAATATACTTCTTAAACTCTGCAATGAGAGCACCTTCATTAAACTTGTACTGCATTAGTCCTCCTGTGTATTAAGTTCGACACCAGAATCTACTTTAGTGTAGAGATCTAGAAATGCTTCTTTTGTATCATCATCAAAGCGTGAGATACAAAGATCAATAGCCTTTGCTTTATCCTGAAAGACAGTAAAGGTTTGCATGATGTGACACAAACGACGAGTTGAAATTACCTCATCGATACCATCATCATAGAATGTTTTACGAATGATATCAGCCCAATTAACTAGATTCTCGATGAAGTTTGCATCACCATGACTCATGTGGCTTTTACTATTAAACTTCTCGAAATGACGAGATAAGATTTTCTCTTCAATAGATTTTGAAGGAAACTTCTGATCAATAGAGATATTGAAACGCTCAAGGAAAGCATCATCAATAATCGAAGCTGCAGTAAAGCGACCATCTTCAGATCCTTTACCCTTTGTGTTTGCAGTAGCAATAACGTTGAAGCCTTCTGCAGGTTTAATGATATCACCAGTTTTCTTTACTAGAACTGGCTTACCTTCAAGAATACCTTGAAGACACATAATCTTGTTTGTAGCACGATCGATTTCATCAAGAAGAAGAATCGAACCAGACTCCATTGCTTTCAGAACTGGACCTTTAGCAAAAACAGTTTCACCATTAACAAGACGGAAACCGCCAATCAAATCATCTTCATCTGTTTCAGGATTGATCTGAACACGAATAACTTCTCGTTTAAGCTTAGCACAAGCTTGTTCAACCATAAACGTCTTACCGTTACCTGAAAGACCAGAGATATAGACTGGAAAAAACATTTGAGATTTAAGAATCTGAGTGATGTCTTTAAAAGAACCCCACGGAACAAACGTAGGATCTACATCAACAAAGGTTTTCTCTGAGTTAGCAACTGAAGCCACCATGCTTAGGACAGCATTTGATTGTGGTGCCTCAGTAACTGGTTCTGATTTTGGTAATACGCTTGAAAGATCGTATGAACCGATTTTAACTCGAAATTCGGGCTTAAGAAGAGGAACAAAATCTTTTCCGGAAAAGCCCATATCACGAGCTGTAGACTCGATAACGTTCTTACGGAAAATTTTCTTATCTGGATAATTATTAGCCAGAGTTTTCAGGATATTCACTGTGGAGATTTTCATAATATAAGTCCTGTTTCATTAATTTAGATAGCTATTATATCATAGGTAGCTATGATTGTACACAGTTTTTTTAGATCATTTTGTTATATGCTTATAACTTTTAGTTAGGCTACCGCAGCTCCTATTTTCTGCATAAGCACTTTGTTTGTTTTCTTTGATTTAGAAAACTTCTTGAAGTCATTACCAATTGACTTAGTAGTCGATGGATTAAACTCTTCAGTGTTAGTGTCTAGATCTTTCTTGCCGCCTTTAAGCATATAGTAGTTGTTATAACCTAGAACATTTTTAAACTCAACACACTTATTCTTTCTGTATTCTTTGGCTGCAGCCTTTTTAACATCAACATGATTAACTCGATCTGAATCAGATGATGCCATAGCAGCACCAACGCAACGATAGTTAAATTCAGCTGAACGATCAGCAATGAAGAAACCAATTGTATTTGCATTGTATGTTTCACGAATGTTATTCATAAGAGCTTCTGTAAGCTTACGGCCTGTGCTGGTTTTGATTGACTTGTTACCAACTTTAATTATTGCTTCACCACAAGTATATGTTGGTTTGATAGGCATGTCATTTGGATTGTCTTGAGATCTCCATGTTTGAACACGGTTAGCATCACCATCAGTAATCGTTACAAAGTTAAACTTCTGAATAGCATTTTTCTTAATAAACTTCTTAACTAGATCATTCGAAACCATCAAAGCCTGATTCAGTGGAGTAGAACCAAACTCTTCGTATTTTGAAGTGTATAGTCTGTAGTTAAATATGTACTCTTTATGGTGATCATTACCATATTCGATCAAACCTTTAGTAAATACACGAAGAGCTAGATTGTACATTGCTTCTTCATAATCTTTCTTTTTAAGATCGGAGCTTACTAGTTCAACCATTGCTAGCTCATCAGCATCCATTGCACCATTACGAATATTGATATATTCTGATGTGGTTGTAAATGCATAAACTTTAAAAGGAATATTGACTGCTTTACAGAATGATACCATGTGCATTGTTTGTTGGATAACATTACCAATGACATCATACATAGAACCAGAGTAATCAACAAGAAGCATTAGACCGTGGTTCTTCGCATCAGCCATATTAGTTACTCGAGCAAAGATGTCTTCGTTATATTTGTATGAATGAAGCTTATCAACATTAATAGAACCAGTCTTTGCTTCTGAAGCACGTTGCCATTGGAATGCGGCTTTCTTCATTTCGAACTCTTTGACTGCAGGTTGCACCGCTTTCTTTACTTCTTTAATATATTTGGTACAATGGCTTCGAATATCATATCTAGCTTCAAGATCTTTCCAATTGTTGCTTGGTTGACCAATCGTTTCAGCTCGTGATTCAGCTAGCTTAGCATAAGGAATAACCATTTGGTCTCTTTGCTTTTGATCGTAATCATTAATAAACAATGTTTGATTACCGTTCTCATCTGCATCTAAAAGCTTTTCTTCGTTTGATCTAAACATTTGGTCGGTTTCAGAGATTTCTTCTTGACCAGTATGCTCAGGCTCGCGCGAGAGAATTTTAGTTTGGCTTTCCGGATCTTCTTCCTCTTGAAGTTCCTCATCATCTTCAGTTGACTCCACATTAGATTCTTCGTCTTCACCATCTTCAGTTTGATCTGATTCTGAGATATCATCGTTATTCTCATCTGATGAATCCATTGGTTGATCATCTTCATTAGGTGTATATTCTTCATCACCTTTCTTTTCGTTCTGTTCCTGAGTGTATGCAAGGATCTTCTTTACAACAGTACAAACATCAGAGAACGTTTGAGTATTCATTGTTTCATAATATAACTGCATTTCTTCATCATTGAAGTCAATATCAATCAGATCAGCAAGCTTAGCTTTTAGATTGATCTTATCGATTAGCTTTAAGGAATCAGTTTGGCTTGCGATATCATCACCGAATAAACCAGAATCAAACAACTTTCTGTAACCAGTTTTAAAGGTACGAATAAGACCAGGATATGTTTCACGTATCTTTCTTTCAATACGAGCATCTTCGACTACGTTGATGTAGTCACGAGGACAACCTTTGATCTCTTCGTTTGAGCTATGAATACCTTCATAAGGAGTGTATAAAGCATGACCTACTTCGTGACCAACCAATAGATCATAAACATCTTTACCATGATCTTTCCAGATAGGAAGACCAAGTACACGATTCTTTACATCGAACCAAGCGGTCTTGTAATTACCGTGTTCTACAGTAAGATTCTCTTTGGCGAGTAGCTTAGCTAACATTGGATTTACTTGATGCATGGATGTGCTCCTTGATAATATAGGTATATTATATCATAGAAGCACATCGGAGTACAACGTTTTTACTGTATAAGTGTGACCCGTTTCGAAATAATAGTCACGTCATTTCACTTTTGAGAAGTTTCTTTCCTTAATAAACTCGATTTTCGACCTGAATTTGTTCTCTAGGACGTCTCCTTTGTGAGAAATAATAAAGACATTTGAGCCATCTTCAAGAGTATCTAGGATCTTCGTAAGAGAATCTACGCCGTCTACATCAAGACTACTATCAAATGTTTCATCGAGAATCAGTAGGTTGGTAGCTGCAGAGTTCTTCATCTTAGCAACCTGTCTCCAAGTAAACAATAGAGATAGATCGATTCTTTGCTTCTCACCTTCAGAGAAAGATGAATAGTTAAATGCATCTCTGTGGCGTGATTTGATTGTCTCATTAAAGCTTTCATCTAAATGGAATGCCACAAAGAAGTCTAGCACCTGTAGATACTGGTTAATCATCTTATTCATTACAGGTAGATACTGTTTGATCACTTTGGTTTTGATACCAGTATCTTTTAGCATTTCACCAATGACTTCATTATATGTACGCTCTTCAAGATACTTTAGTTTACGTTCATTTAATGAATCCTTTGACTCACGGAATCCTTCAAACTCTACCTTTGCATTCTTCAGATCACCACTCTGGCCAGATAATGAATTGATTTCTTTTTGTGTCTTATCAACTTCACCTTGTAGGACGGAAATCTTTTCATTATTAGAAAGTATTTGAGCTTGCTTTTCCTTTAGTTCATTAATACTCTCTAGTACAGTAGCAATAGAAGCATTTAACTCATCCATTGCAGTAGCAGCTTTGGTCTTATCAGACTGAATACGAACTGCATTTACTTTTAGTTCTTCTTGCTTTTCTGCTTTTTTATCTTCACTTATAACCTGATCACACGTAGGACAATTAGTATGCTCTTCATAAAACTTAGACGTCTTTACAAGTTGAGATATATCATTCTTGTATTGCATATCCTTCGTCTTTAACTGTAAGAGATGATCGTTTAGTTTCTCATAAGATGCATTATCTTCAGTCATACGAGTGGTAAGACCATCACCTAAGTCTTTTGATTCAGCAAAGATTTCATCGATAACCTTTTTATGATCACGAATTGTTTTACGCTTACCATCGATTTGATCTTCATTTAACGATTCGAGGTTCTTAATATACTTATTCTGAGTATCAATCTTACCGTTAATTAATTGAATCTGATATGATAAATCCTTAATCTCTTCTTTAATCTTACCATTACGTTCTTTCAATAGACCATTCATCTTACTGAAGATGTTAATATCCAATAAGTCTTCGATTACTTCTCTACGTGAATGCGAAGGTAGTTGCATAAAAGGAATAAACGAACTAGAACCAAGTACAACGACTTGGTGAAACGATTTATGATTTAGCTTAAGAATGTTTTGTTCTAAGAACTTCTGATAATCTCTTGCACTTGAAGACTGATTAATTAGATTACCATTCTGATAGATTTCAAACTTACCAGGCTTGATAGCTCGATGAATCTTAAACTCAGATGAACCAATCTTAAACTCTACCTCAACAACACAATGCTTCTTATTAATAGAGTTAATTAGCTGATCTTTCTTAATATCACGGTGTGACTTACCGAAAAGACCAAAGGATAATGCATCGAGTAAAGTAGATTTACCTGCACCATTTTGGCCTACGATAAGTGTAGTCGGACTTCTATCAAATTGTATTTCTGTAAACTCATTACCAGTAGATAGAAAATTCTTCCATCTACATAACTTAAAGTGAATCATTTAATGATTAATCCTCGGCATCTAAGATTTGTTGAGATGCCTTTACCCAAACATCGACAGCACGAGTAGCAGTCTTATCTGAAAAATTATCTACAACCCATTGAGCAACGTTTTTACTCTTACCATGTGGACACAATGTCCAAGTTAAATCTTCCATTAGTGTGCATCCTCTTCAGCCATTAGGA